GTAACGTGACTGCAATTACCGAAGCTTCTGGTATCGTTTCTGCTATCACAAAATCAGCAGGTAAGGTATTCCGTAAATATGAGTTAGTTAAGAACACAGGTGCTTTGACTGAGACTATTACTGCTTCTGTAGAGAACGGAACAGTATTCTACGCTCAGGAACTCAGCATTGTTCTTAATAAACTCCAAGCGAATACTCGTAACGAGATTCTGCTTCTCGCTCAGAACACTTTGTTGGTTGTTGTTCAAGATGCTAACGATAAGTATTGGCTCTTGGGTCGCACACAAGGTTGTGATGTTACAGGTGGTACTGCTGCAACAGGTACTGCAAATGGGGATCGTAATGGTTACACTTTGACTATCACAGGTAGCGAAAAACAACTCGCTCCTGAGGTTGCAAGTGGTATCATTGCAGGTCTGACTACTTAATGCTTTCGTGGCTCGTTATAGGTAGGTAGATAAGCCGTCTCTTCGGAGGCGGTTTTTCTTTTTGGGAAAAAAACAGAATTTATCTATTTAGTAGTATGATTCACTTTACTAAGAACTCTACTTCTACGATTATACTGACTCTGACCGAGAAGCAGACTCTTACTACTCCGAACTATTTGTTTTGGTTTAAGAGTCGTGGAACGAATCAGATAGTAACTTTTGTAGTGTTAAACGCAGGAGATTTGAGTCCGCACAAGGAAAGATATAACGAGTTCGATATAGTTGTGAATACTCATTTCGAAGATTCTCCTGAAGGAGATTGGGAGTATAAGATTTACGAGCAGACATCTACTACTAATACTGATCCTGATTTAGCGACAGGACTTGTAGAGGATGGAATTATGCGTCTGAATAACCTCGGAAATCTTTTGGAGGTGAATGTTTATAGTAACGAATTTGATGCAGAGCCTGTTGATGCTTTACTTATTTCTGATGAAGATTATAGTGGGTATCTAAATAACGAACCTGATAATACTGTGATAGTTCCTGAGTATCAACCTACGAGCTACACTACAAACAATCCTGATAATACATTCATAAGTTTATGATGGACAACATTGTGATATTAAGTTTCGCTGAGGCGAAGCAGCCTGAGTACCGAGAGAAAAAGGGGGTGGGGTATATTGAGTTCGGTGATAAGAACGATTATCCTACTTATCTCTTGGGTCTTTACAATAAAAGTGCGAAGCATAATGCTATTGTACGAGGTAAAGTTAACTACATCATCGGGAATGGTTGGCAAAGTGATGAGGTAGATGCTCAGGCAGAATTATTCATCAAAGCTCCGAATCCTTACGAGAGCCTTATCGATATTACTCGCAAAGTATCAAGCGATGTTGAGATTTTCGGAGGTGCTTACTTGGAAGTTATTTGGAGTAAGGTCGGTGGGTTATTGGCTGAGATTTGCCACATCGACTATACTAAGATTCGTTCTAATAAAGATAATACGCAGTTCTGGTATAAACAGGATTGGTCAGATCGTAAAGAAGAGGCGAAGGTTATACCTGCTTACAATACTCAGAACCGAGTAGGTAAACAGATTATGTACATTAAGGAGTACCGGCCCGGACTTGATACTTACGCACTCCCAGGTTATATGGGTTCTTTGAATTACATCGAGAGCGATGTAGAAGTATCTAAGCACGTATTAGGTAACGCACAGACTGGGTTTTCTGCAAGTAAACTTATTACTCTTCCGAATGGAGAGCCTTCTCCCGATGAGAAGCGAAACATCGAGCGTAGGTTTACGGATCGCTTCAGCGGTTCTGATGGTAAGAAATTTATTCTTTCTTTCGTACAGGATTCAGCACGCAAGCCAATCGTAGAGGACTTAGGTGCTAGTGATTTGACTAAGGAGGATTTCGGTCGTGTCGATGAGATGATTCAGCAAAACATTTTTGCAGGTCATCAGATTACTGCTCCTGATTTGTTCGGTATCTCTACTCCTGGTCAGTTGGGTTCACGCTCTCAGATTCGGGATGCTTACGAGATTTTCAAGAATACTTACGTTAACGATAAGCAGCAATTTTTAGAGGCTATCTTTAACAACTTAGCTAAGCAGAGAGGAGTTACTTCAGAGCTTACTATTAAGCCTGTTGAACCTATTAGCTACGAGTTCAGCGAAAGCATTATCGCTGCAAATATGACTCAGGATGAGATTCGTGAGAAACTTGGACTACCTCCTTTGAATCAGCCTACTGCGGTTACTCCAGAGCCTTCTCAGGCGATGATTAACGAGCATCTGAAGGGAATGAAGGGTAGAGAATGGCAGAACTTCCAAAGAATTATTCGTGAATATAATAAAGGTAAGATAACTCGTGAGCAAGCCTCTCAGATGTTGAAGAGTGCTTACGGACTCGGAGAAGAAGAGTTAGCTACTTGGTTAGGAGCTGATGAGTTCTCAAATGATATGGACGCAGTTATTCAAGTATTTTCTGAGTACGGAGATTCGGTTGATAACTATAAAACTTTAATGACTCGCCAAGTATTCGGTAAGGATTTGGAGCAAGAAGAGTTGGCTTTTCGTGATGAGGTAATCGATGATACTCTCGATAAGAAGATTCTCGATGTAATCGCTAAGAACAAAGGGATTTCCGATGAGGATATCGCTAAGGCGGTTAAAGAGGATTTGGTAGTAGTTAAGGAGCGTATCGGTAAGCTACAGGAGTTAGACATTCTTAAAGTCAATTCTAAGGGCATTAGGAGCCTCACCAAGCCTCTATCTGAGATTATCGATAAACCTGTTAAGACTTCGTTTCTTGTCCGCTATTCGTACGAATGGAAGTCCATAGTACCTACGAGCGAAAGAAATACCTCCGCTCATCCTTCTCGCCCATTCTGTGCGAAGCTGATGAGTTTAGATAGACTTTATTCTCGTTCTGAGATTGAGTCTATTTCTCGGAGATTGGGTTACTCTGTTTTTGATAGAGGCGGTGGATGGTGGAATATGGGAGATGGGGTTAACTCCCCTTCGTGCAGGCATCAATGGGTATCGAAGGTGGTAATCAAAAAAGACAAATAAGATGAGCAGAAACATACTTTTCATTTCAGTACAGACTATCAAGGATCGCACAGGTCTGCACAATAACGTTGATGACAAACTCATTAACCCTGAGATTCTAACGGCTCAGGATATGTATATACTCCCTGCGTTGGGAACAGGACTCTACGAGAGATTGCAGACAGGTATTCAAGATCAAGACTTAACCAATGATGAATCGACTTTGTTGGATACCTATATTACTCCTTGTTTGGTTTATTTTGTTATGTCAGAGCTTCCGATGGGGTTGTCCTATCAGTTTTATAACAAAGGAATGATTCGTAAAAGCGGAGAAGGACAGGAGAATCCGAGTGCTTCCGATATGATTGATGTAGCGGATAGGTATAAGTCGAGAGCGGAGTTCTATAAGCAAAGACTTGTGAAGTATCTTAAAGAGAAGTCAGGTACAAATATGTTCCCTCTTTACAATAACCCAGGTAATGGCTACGATGTTATCGTACCTGATAACGAAGCCTATACTACTTCTATTTGGCTCGGAGATGATGACTGTTGTGCAGGTAAATCATTCGAAGAAAGATATCAAGGTAACATAACCCGATGCTGTGGCAAATAAAACCTACTCACTTAAAAACCAAAAGAAGCTTAAGGTCTTCTTAGAAAAGCAAGAAAATGACACTCAATCAAATCGTAAAAACGATAACGGACTTAGCGAACGCACACCAACAGATAGAGAGCGTTTACTTCGGAGACTTTCCCGATTACCTAAGTCGAGGAACTGATAACGTATATCCTTCCCTTTATTTTGATTTGACAGGAGGTCAGATTCAAGAACGTAGTTTAGTTCTGAATTTCTCTTTGTATTTCTTTGATAGAATGCTACACGAAGAGACTAACGAGACTGAGGTTCTTAGTGATATGTTAGAGGTATGTCAGGATATTATCGCACAGTTGCGTTCGCAGACTTTTGAGTTCGATGAGGGACTGAGTGCTACTCTTTCTTTCTTTACCGAGGATACTCCCGATTTGCTCGCAGGAGTTCGGGCAGATATTACCTTAGACCTTCCGTATATCGCTAACAGATGCGTAGTGCCATCGACTTTCCAATATCCAAGTTAATCTATTTATAGAAAATAAAATAAGATGCCAAATAAAAAGATAAACGAATTAACTCCGAGGACTCCTACGCTTACAGACTTGATTATCGTTGGTGATCCTTCTTCGGGTTATTCTTTCAAAGCTACTCTTTCGGTTATTTCTACTTTTGTAGGGAATAACATTCAGTTCAGTTCTTTAGGTGGCATTTCTTTAACCTCTCCTACGAATGGTCAGGTGTTAACTTATAATGGAACGAATTGGGTTAATCAGACTCCTGCTGCTGCTCCTATTACTTCGGTATTCGGTCGCACAGGTGTAGTCGTAGCTACCGAAGGAGATTACTCTCTGACTCAGCTTTCTGATGTTACTTTAACCTCTCCTACTACTAATCAAGTCTTACAATACAACGGAACTGCGTGGGTTAACGCTACTTTCGTGGCAGGTATTAATTCTTTGAATGGATTAACTGCTACTACGCAGACATTCGCTACCGATACTTCTGGAACGGATTTCGCTATTACATCTACTACTTCTACGCATACTTTCAGCTTACCTATTGCTTCCGCTACGAATACAGGTAAACTCTCTTCAACTGATTGGAGTACGTTTAACGCAAAGCAGAATGCGATTACTTTAACTACCATAGGATCAAGCGGTGCATCTACTCTCGTAGGTGCTACTTTGAATATCCCTACTTATACTCTCGCAGGTTTAGGCGGTGTTAGTGGTTCAGGAACTACCAACTACGTTTCCAAGTGGACGAGTTCAAGTGCATTGGGGAACTCACAGATATTTGATAATGGAACGAGTGTTGGGATTGGGACTGCAAGTCCCACATCTCCTTTTGATGTAAGAAAATCTCCGGGAGGTTATCTTCCGATGGCTAATTTTGAGAGTGTAGGAACTGCGGTTACTGAATTTATTATTGCAAAATTTTCAGGTAGTGTAT